GCGCCAAGAGCCGAGAACAGCGCCGTCATCGCCTGAAAACGCAGCTGTCGTGCGTTTCGGGCAGTTCAAGGACGCGCCAGTGATAGCGGCATTGCCAAGAGTGTTGATCAACCAGGTCCAGCGGTCGCCAGATTCCTGTTTGGTTCGGTGCGGCCCCAGGTAGCTGAAGGTATTAAGCCGCTCAAACAGGTAAGTCTGGATGTATTCTTCTGGGACACGACATAGTTGCATCACCCAAGCGGCGAAGTTTGCAAAAACTTTGTCGCAGCCTTGGTCCCAGCTTGTGTAGTCGTTGGTAGTGATGGGTCCCTGGGACCAGTGCCTGCGGTACCAGCGAGACATGTCATCAGGTGAGGCTCGGCAATGGAGGTAAGTGCTCGGAAAAGCATGTTTCATTGATAGCCGTTCGACAAAGAGAGCAAACGGAGCGTCACGGAATTGTTTTGTCAGCGGAAATTCGGAAACGATCTGGCCAGCAGTCGCTGTCGCAAACCTTTTCTCCTCCTTTTTCACATATTGCGTCTTCAAAAATAGCTCAGTATAGTTGGGAGCTTGGTCGATGTTATCTTTCCGGACGGAATTGGCTATGCCAGCGAGTGTGCGCTTGGAGACCCACGGACTAAGGAAATCACGGGAGCATTGGTCAAAGAGGGCCTCGTCGAAGGGTGCGCTGTTCCAAGAATCAACGTCGAAGAATTTGGCGAAACCTCGCTTGAGTTGTTTAAGACGAGACTTGTCGGCACTGCTGAGGTCGGGGGAATCTTTGCCAAGGACGATGCGTTTCCTTTCAGAAATGATTTGGGTAGCTTTGTCACTGGCATGATGTCGCAGAACGGCGTTAGGCCCGTCTTCCACGTGTTGAGCGGTCATCAGCTCCGTGCCTGGAGCTATCTTCTCTCGTGAGTCCGGGTCGACAAAGGTGTCGTGGTTGAAAATCGGGTCGAATTCGCCTTGCACGTCCGGAAGTGTGGGAAGCTTATAGCCAGTGCCGTAGGGACGGAGATTCATGTCGTTGGTCACGGGGACGTAAAGGCGAAGCATCTCCCGAATAGACTCGTGATGTGAATGTAGAAGTGGATCCTTGTGGCCTGAAAAGGCAGGGGC